AATGAAATAATCAAAAGCACTCATACAGATTCAGAATTATCTGGGCTTCATTCATTTCGAGCAGAGTTTGAAGATGGTAGTGAACACTTTCAACTATCACTGCACTGTGATGAGCTTGACTTTACACAAGAAACAAACACCCGTGATTCATACAAGATCATGACCGTCAAAGCCCGTGGAAGAAATGGCAATGTTGCCATACTTAATGTTTTCTTTGACAAAAAATAACCAACTAAAGGAAGTACCAATGACAATAAAGACTATGGATCATGGCGCGTATCAACGTAAGACAAAATCCATGACAGAAGAAGAGCTGTACTACACCATGCGAGATTGCAAGCAAGCAATGTTAGCAAACCCTAGAGGTATCAATGACAGCTACTATGCTGATGAAATTAACTACTGTGCAATGGAATTACACCAACGCAGACAAGCCTTACTAAGGAGGTAATTAAATGAGTGGATTTGGATATGAATACCCAGCAGGTGCAGCTAATGATCCCAATGCACCTTGGAACGAGCAAGTCTGTGATGGCTGTGGCTATACCTGTGAGCCTGAAGACTTAAATGAAGAAGGGATTTGTAATGAATGTATTAACAATGCAGACACTGATAACTACTGTGAGAGGGAGACTTAGATGCAAACAGCTACCGCAAACTTAATACCAGTTGTAAATCTACGCCCCCCACATACCCGATATCGCAAGGGTGTAAAGCAGCCACATAACAACATGTTAAAACGTGGCAAACAGAACACCAAGCTAGGGGACAAGGTCACTATCAAGATGTGGAAAGGTATGACCATGTACTCCTTGACACTAGAAGAACGTGCTACCTGTCCTGATGATTGTTCGCAATGGGATAACTGTTATGGAGACAACATGCCATTCGGGCATAGGTTCGATCATACCGCTTCAGACTTTATATATTATCTAGAAGAACAGTTAGAACAACTCAATAACAAACATACTAAGGGATTTATTGTACGTCTGCATGTATTAGGTGAGTTCTATGATCCGTTCTATGTCATGCAATGGCAGAAGTGGCTGCGTATTTTCCCCAACTTACGTGTGTTTGGATATACACATCGTAAATTAGGTACTTTAATCGGTGATCAGATTGATTTAGCTAACAAGGAATTTCCTGATAGGTTTCGTATCCGCTTCAGTGATGATCCATCAACAAAGTTTAGCGCACATGTAGGCACTGACACTAAAGCTACAGGTGGCATCATGTGTCCAGAACAAACAGGTAAGACAGATAGTTGTGCTACCTGTGGGTACTGCTGGACTAGCAACAACCCAGTAGTTTTTATTGAACACTAACAGGAGTAAGCATGGACAACAAAGATTTACTCAACAAAATAATCAAACTTGGACGCGAAGCTGATCTGATGCTTAGTGTGTGGGACAGGCGAGAAAAAGTAGATCCACTTGGCTGGTACACCTGTCCAAATAGGAAGTATCTGGCAAAAGCTAAAGCTCTGGACGCGCAACGTCTGGCATTGCAGAGCCAGTATTTAAAGGAGGCAACATGAAAAAACCTAAGCAACCTAAGTTAAAAGATGTAGCCAACGCTGCTATACCTAAATCATATTTGACAGGATGGTTTAGCGTGGGTTCCAAAGGAGGTTCTGCAGAGGCTAGGCAACTGGCTGACAAGTGGCTGCAGAAAAATAAAAACAAACTAAAGGAGTAAGCACAATGGAAACTATAGACCTGCCCCCAACCCGTGAAGGTCACATCGTTTGTCTTAAAGCAATAATTCAAGGCAGTACTAATGCAGAAGATGTGGCATGGGCTAAAGAAGAACTAACTAAACTAGAGGAGCAAGTGCAATGACTTTTCAAGTAAATAATTTAACTGAGTTTTTAGCGTGGGTAGAAGACTGCCCATATACTTTCACCATTTCTTCTATGAGCGGGGGGTTTGTACACGTTAAGTTTTTCATACCTTATGCTGCACCAGAAGAAACTAAGTAGGAGCAAGTGTAAATGAGGAACACTAACGAAGACCACAACGCATGGATAAAAGATCAAAAAGAAATTGCCCAGAAAGCTAAGGTCACAGAATGGCTAAAAGCTAATCCTGAAATTGGTGAGTTGAATGGAGGTAAATTTTACAAATTTGAAGACGGTCAGCAGATTTTCGTAACCCCCTCAAAGGAGCAAGCCTAATGAAATACCCCCTTCAAGTAGCAAAAATAATATCCTTTTCTCCTTATAACAAAAGGGCCACAAGGATTACCTTTCAGTCTAAAGAAGAACATGAGGAATTCATACGCACTATGCCTAGTAATGTTCAGCTTATTGAAAAGGATGAGAGTGGCCTACCAATATTTAAGGGTACTTGGAAAGCCTTTGATGAGTTAGTGGCTGAAGGTGATGCGATAATTGCTAAACGAAAAGAGCCTGTATTACAGCAGCATTTCGAGCAGCTAGGTCTTGATCTTGGAGTGCTGGATAAACCCAATGAAAATTAATTTAACTATTGAGTTGGACACTGAAGATCTTGCTGACAGGGAAGAGTTAGAAGATCTATTAATTAAAATAACAGATGCTCTTAGGAGTAATACTGATGAAGAGGAGATCGAACCGTGACCGACGATAGAAAACTACTGCTCAAAGTTTTTGATTGTCTAATAGACACAGCAAAGAACCTCACTGATTTAGAAAATGTTTACAACGATAGTGACGATGAGTCTGTTTCGTGGGCTGAAGTGTATGAAGCAAGAGCGTTCTTGTTGAAAAAGGAGAAAGAATATGAATGAACAGATAGAACATGTTATGTGTATAGCAAGGCAGGAAGACCTTAAAAAGCTACACCATTTCAGTATAGATTTAGCCTTGATGCAGGAAGAAGGAGGAACATTTGTGGGCTATAGTTGTTATGACACAGATGTTCTTGATGGTATCAAAGCTAAGGCTAGAACCATGCCTTATATAAACTCAGATGAACTAGAAGTAGTGAGTGTTATCTGGGCGCAACGCTTAAGAGGAACAGGACTAGCCACTAGAATAAAGTATCACGCAGTACAAGTTGTAAGTTATCCTTAGTTAGCCAGCCTTAGATACTCCAAGGGTGAGCAGGGACATCTTAAAATACAATGCCTCGGGGAAAGGCTGGTGGGCGTAGTTAGCCCTTTCATATGCCCCTTAATTGTATTAATCCCTGCACTTTATATTATGTATGCCTCCATTATTTCTACAGAGTTCTACATAATTCCTTCACTATTGATACATAACAATGGAGAGAGTATGGAATGAAGTAATTAGTCTTTTTTTATGTGTGGTTGTCCAGTACAATCATTTACATATTTCACAGATCAGTAATTATTTTTACTGAATTAATAAAACTAGAGTACAACAGGGACAATATTATGAATAGTGACAGCAACATCCTTAGCTTTAACTCACACGTTAAAACAGAAGTACCCTCAGATAAAACCCCCTTAGCAAAGTTTGGTTTAGGTAGTTTAGAAAATGAATTACCAATCTATGCTTCTTCACCTGTGCATTTTAAATTGGGTGATGATGCAGAGATACTCACCAAATGTGCTGACCGTAAAGTCATTTACAATACTCGCAATGATCAAGTGATCAATGTAGTCAAGAAAAATTACAACATAGACTACCAACCAGCAGATGGTGTAAACATCATTGAAACAATGCTTGCTGGATCTGGTCTAGATTGTACTGACATGACTAGAACATACGAGCAGTCGCATGAAGGAGCCAGATATGCAGTAATGTACACACTTCCTGCTCACACTATAGACTTAGGCAATGGTGATGTGTCTGCATTGCAACTGGCACATAGAAACAGTGGTGATGGTAGCTGGTGCTTCACGCTTGAAGCTGGGGCTATCCGTATGATCTGCATGAATCGTCAAGTATCTATGGATTACTTCAGTCTGTTCAAGACTAAGCATACCCCCAGCATGTCACCTGAATATGGAGCTAGAAAAATAGCTGATGTACTTCAAGGGTTTGAGGCTGAGAAGGAACGCTGGACTGCATGGAAGAATCAATCCATCACTAACATGGAAGCATTCAAAATCTTTGCGGCAGCATCAAAGTTCAAGATAGATACTCAGTTGACCTTGTCTGAATTGTTAGTTTCTACTAGCTACAGAAAGTCTAAGGCTATGCAGTTCATGTGGAATCGTTACACAACTGAAGAAGTTGTAGCACTTGGTTCTAATGAATGGGCTGCGTACAACGCGATGACAGGCTGGGCTACTCATGCTCCTGCTTCAACTGAACCTTCAAAAAAGAACATTGTATCCACTAAAGTTGATAGGGCGAATAGCGTAAGATCTGCTTGCACCTTGCTTAAAGCCGCTTAAGCGAGGAGTCCCCAATGGATACATCAAAAGAGCGTAAGCTTATTGAGGAGACTTTTGTCTTGGCTTTTGCATCCTCGTTACAAGTGGATGCACCAGCCAAAGACGTAGTCGAACACTTTGTTTCTTTTGTTATTTCAAAAAGAATAGCTGCCCTCAATTACTTACCTAATCTCCCCATAGATGAAAGGTTTATCTACTCATCTATACCTGAATTCATTAACTACTTACAGGGAGGACATAAATGATCATTATGAATAAAGACCAGTGGCAACATTTTACATCGTTGTACGGTGAAGAGATGTACAAAGATAAACTAACTCACCGTACCAGACAATGTGATGAAGATCCTAACTCAATAGAAATAACTTTTGGGCAAGGTATCGAGCATAACGGCTATAACTTAGTCGAAGAGTACTTAACTTTTATAAAAAACCAAGGAAAAACAAATGGCTAAATTATCAAACATTATTGAAGGTGGAAGTTATTTTGCAAAGGTCTACGATGCTGTTCCTGACTACAACGAAAAGCAGTCGCCGGGATCTGGAAAGTACCAGTGGGAAATTAACTTAGCAGTAGACAAGGAAATCTTTGAAGCTTTTGAGAATGAAGGATTCAATGCTGGTATGAAGGAAGCTGGGAGAGCGTCTTATACTGACAAGCCTGTTATTACTTTCTTGAAGTGGGCCAATGATTATAAAGGTAATCCTAATACTAACCCTCCTGTCATGGACATAGATAAGAACCTCCTTTCTATTGAAGACAGGATAGAGAATGGCAGTACCGTTAGGGTTCAATGGAAAGCTTACGAGTATGGAAAGACTACTCGATACAAGCGTCCTATGTTGGTAGCTGTTCAAGTAGTAGAACTAAATGAACCTACTGTATCAGAAGATGAGGTGGCATTCTGATGGTAGAAAAAATTGTATTTGAAGGAAAGAACTATGACCTAGATAAGACTACTGAAGAAAATGCAGAGCTTATAAGAGGTCTTAGTCGGGTGATACAGAAAGTCCAGCTAGAGCTGCAAGACTGTGGCGATAAAACTTTAGCAGCGCAGACCGCGCTTACTGTTTTTTATAAGACATTGAGGGAGAAGCATCTTACTGAGGAAATGATTGAACAACCAGAACAACAGTAAAACAGGGAACACTATTATGGAAGTAACCAACGAACCAAGATACAAAAATCAACACTTACCTTGTGTATCTTGTAATAGCAGTGATGCTCTATCAGAGTATATGAATGGCAGTGCTTACTGTTTTTCATGTGAAACAAGGTTTAGTCCTGCTGACTACAGTAAAGCAAGAGGAGGAGATGTTAGTAGTCTGCCCCCTGCCAGACCTAAACATAAAATAAGTAAACCTAAAGGAGGAGAAATATCAGCTATAGAATCACGTAGCTTAACCCTAGCAACTGTTAAAAAGTTCAATGTCAAAGTAGTAAAGGATGAGCATGGTAATGACATCAAACATTACTACCCTTACTACAATGGTGAAGAAGAAGTTATAAAGATAAGGGACGTTGAAAAGAAAAGGAACAATGAAGCTTTTCAGTTTGTATGGACTGATGGTGCTTCAAAGGTAGATTTGTTTGGTAAGCAACTGTTTGATGGAGGACAAAGGTTCGTTACTTTGTTTGAAGGTGAAATAGATGCAATGTCTGGTTATCAAATGCTCAACACCAGTGATACCAACTACGCTGTACTAGGAGTGAAGTCCTCTTCTGATGCAGAAAGAGCAGTACGCAACAACCTTGAGTACCTCTACTCCTTTGACAATGTAGTCCTTTGTTTTGATATGGATGAGCCGGGGCGTAAAGCTACTGACAAAGTAGCCAAGCTTCTTCAGACAGGTAAAACAAAGATAGTCTCACTCCCTTCTGACTTCAATGATGCTAATGAAATGCTCATGGCAGGACAACAAAAAGCATTTAAGGATGCTTGGTATGGAGCTAAAACCTATACACCTAGTGGTCTTGTATCTGTTAGTGATCATAAGAAGCGATACCTAGAACGTCCAACTAAACTATCTGTACCTTATCCTTGGCAAGGGCTTAATGAAAAGCTAGAAGGCTTACGTCAAGGTGAAATAATGATACTGACGGCGGGAACAGGGTTAGGTAAGAGTGCTGTATGTAGAGAGTTACAACACCACTTACTTAAAACAACAGAAGACAACATAGGTATCGTCATGCTTGAAGAAAGCTATGAACGAACCATTGATGGTCTGATGTCTATTGAAGCTAATGAACGTCTATCGAAAGATAGTATAAGGGATACCTACGAGCTAGATCGACTCAGTGAATGGCATGATGCTTTGTTTGAAGGTGTAAACAAAAACAGGGTATGGGTGTACGAACACTTTGGCGAGAACAATCTTTCTGCTATTGCCGATAGAGTTAAGTTCATGGCAGCAGGTTCAGAGTGTAAGTGGATCTTTATAGATCACATCCACATGATCAGTGCTGCAGGTGGAGACAATGAGACTGCTGAAATTAACAAGATCATGCATAAGTTCAGGGATCTATGTGAAGAACTAAACATATCTATTGTTACTGTGTCTCACTTGAGAAGGCTTGATGGCAACAAGGGACATGAGAATGGAGCAGAGGTTAATCTATCTCACCTTAGAGGATCTCATGTAATTGCTCAAATAGCTGACTCAGTTCTTGCTTTAGAACGTAATCAACAATCTGAAGATGAAGTACAAGCTAGAACTACACGACTCAGAGTTCTGAAAAACAGATACTCTGGTGAAGTAGGCGAGGCAGGTCATATTATTTATGATCCAGTGACAGGTAGACTAACAGAATGTGATGACAGTGATTTACAAATGAGTAATGAGGAGTCATTGATATGAGTAAGCTGGTATTTGATGTAGAAACTGATGGGCTACAGTATACAAAAATATGGTGCATTGTTGCTCAAGATGTAGACACTGAAGAGATTCGTTCGTTTGGCCCTAGTGAGTTAGCAGAAGGTTTGGAGTACCTTAAAACTGCTGACACTTTAATAGGTCACAACATCCTTACCTTTGATATACCTTGTGTACGCAAAATACTAGACGATCCCTACTTTGCTAGGGATAAAGAGATACTAGACACCTTAGTTCTTTCTAGATTGTTTGGTGCTGATCGTGAGTCAGGTCATAAGCTTGCTGATTGGGGAAAGATTTTAGGCTTTCCTAAGATTGAGTTTGATGACTACAGCCATTACTCAGTGCAAATGTTGAAGTATTGTATTAGAGATGTGGAATTAAACACTAAGGTATTCCATGAACTTAGAAGTGAAGCAAAAGGATTCAGCAGACAGTGTATTGACCTAGAGCATAAAGTTGCTGAGATCTTAGGTGAGCAAGAACGCTATGGTTTTTTATTAGACTTTAATAAAGCAGGAGATATTCACGCTGAGTTAGGCAATGCAATTATTAAAACTGAGAAAAGGATTCACGAAGTATTCAAACCTAAGAACAAAGAAACCAAGCTGTACCCTAAGTACAAGAAAGATGGTAGTGCTGCAAGGAATGCAATAACTGAAAATGGAGAAGGCACAAGACTAAGTGATGTTGAGTTTGCTGAAATGCAGCAGTCAGGTACTAAGCATGTAGTCCGAACAGAAGTTAAAGAACTTAATATTTCTTCTAGGCAGCAGCTTATTGAGTACTTAAAAGACTTTGGATGGAAACCACGTAAGTTTACTAAGAAAGGTAATGTCATCTTAAATGAAAAAATACTTGAGGAGATTACTGATATACCAGAAGCTGCTTACATCCAGAAGTACTTCCTATTGCAAAAGCGTATTACTCAGCTTAACTCTTGGATTAAAGAAGCTGACTCAGCTACGTTCAGAGTACACAGTCATGTGATTCACAATGGTACTGTAACAGGACGCATGACACATCGTAGTCCCAACATGGCACAGGTTCCTAGTGTATCTGTTCCCTATGGTAAGGCTTTCAGGGGTTGCTGGCGAGTACCAGATAAGTACAAGTTAGTTGGTATAGATGCTAGTGGGCTTGAGTTAAGAATGCTGGCTCACTACATGAATGATGAGGATTACATTAATGAAATTATCTCAGGAGATATCCACACAGCTAACCAAAAACTTGCAGGACTTAAATCAAGAGATCAGGCAAAGACATTCATCTATTCGCTTTTGTACGGGGCAGGAGATGAAAAGCTTGGGTCAGTGGCTGGAGGAAACAAAGACACTGGTGCAAAACTTAGAAAATCTTTCTTCGATAATCTACCTGCATTTGCAAATCTTAGAAACAGAGTATCAAGAACTGTCCAAAAAAATGGATGTCTCAAAGGACTAGACGGTAGGAAGTTAAAAATTAGAAGTGAGCATAGTGCTTTGAATGCTTTGCTGCAGGGAGCAGGAGCTATTGTAATGAAAGAAGCTCTTGTGATATTGAATAACAAACTAGCAGTATATGACGCACACTTTGTAGCTAACGTACATGATGAGTGGCAGATAGAAGTAGTCGAAGAAGATGCAGATTATGTTGGGCAGTTAGGAGTAGAAGCTATAGAAGAGGCAGGTGTCTCTTTAAACTTACACTGCCCCTTAACTGGTGAATATAAAGTAGGTGATAACTGGAGTGATACACACTAATGAATAGTCTACTAATAAAAGACATCTACAATAAATTAGATAAACTTAATGATGGGCCTATTGACCTGTCAGAAGAAGAAATTGAAAGGACAGGAGAAGCTGTTAAGGATGCGCTCAGACACTGGTCAAACCCTAAACCATCTTCTGAGTTTTCTGTAAGAATGTCTAACATAGGTAAGCCTTTAAGACAGATGTGGTTTGATAGTAGACAAGAAAAAACTGCTTCAAGAATAGCACCTCAAACATTTATTAAGTTTCTGTATGGGCATTTATTAGAAGAAATTATTCTTATGTTAGTTCGTATGACTGACAACAAAGTAACTGATGAACAAAAAGAAGTAGACCTTGAAGGAATCAAAGGACACATCGACTGTAAGATTAATGGTGAGGTAGTTGATATAAAGACTGCTTCAAGCTTTGCGTTTAGAAAGTTTGCTGAAGGCACCCTCCATGAGAATGATCCTTTTGGTTACATGATGCAGCTATCTGCTTATGAAGCTGCTGAAAAATCTTCTAATGGAGGTTTCTTAGCAGTCAATAAAGAGTCAGGTGAATTAACTTACTACAGTCCGGGTGACCTAATAAAACCTAATCCTATTACTAGGATAAATAATATTAAAGGTATTTTACAAGAAGATGTAATGCCTGAAAAATGTTATGAGCCTGTCCCTGAAGGTAAGTCAGGGAACATGAAGTTAGCTGTAGGATGTGTGTACTGTCAACATAAAGCAATATGTTGGCAAGATGCTAATGGAGGACAAGGTCTTAGATCTTTTAAATATGCTAATGGCTTACGCCACTTTACAAGAATTGCTGTACTTCCTAAAGTAGAGGAGATGACTGCATTATGAATTCTAGAACTGCTAAAAAGTTTAGTAAGAAAGCAGAAGAATTTTCAATGGCTTTACTGAAAGAACATCTATCAGAGAAAGAAGCAGCAAAGGTTGATAAATCTTCTGTGGCTAAAACAGAGTATGCTCCTAGTGAAAGAGGGAGCTATGCACTTACAATGTCTACTAAAGGTATGAAGTCTGTGTTAAAGCAATTAGCTAAAACAAAACCTATTGAAACTATTTCTTTAATAGATGTTAAAAATTATTGCGCTCAAGTAGGTAGAAGTTAATGCAACGTAAAAGAAAGAAACGTCCTCCTGAACTAACAAGATCTAAGGGAGGTTACGACTCTGGCTTTGAAAGAAAGCTGCACAGCACAGTATTAAAACATTGGCAACATCATGGTGATCAAGTTAATTATGTTATTGAACACAAGTATGAACCTGACTTTGTTAGGAAGTTTGGTGAGCAGACAATACTAATTGAAGCTAAAGGAAGATTCTGGGATCACGCTGAATACACTAAGTATGTATGGATTAAAAAAGTACTACCAGCTAATACTGAATTAGTATTTTTATTTGATAATCCTGATCTTCCTATGCCTATGGCTAAGAAAAGAAAAAATGGTACTAAGCGTAGCCACTCTGAATGGGCAAAGGCTAAAAATTTTCGCTGGTACACCGCAGACACATTGCCTACTGAATGGAGGGACTATGACCAAATCAAAGAAACTGAATGACTCTACGTCAGAAGAATGGGATGAAGCTTTTGAAAGAGACAATGCCAGAAAAAAAAGAGAATGGGATGAAGCAAACGGGGTAAGTAAACCTGTTAGATATGTAGACCCTTATGATACTACTTCTGAAAGCAAATCAGATGGTTCTACTGCTGCATATTATGAACTGCCTAACCATGCAAAAGAACTACAAGATCTTATCTCATATAAGAATATGAATGCTCAAGATGGGGAGATCTTTCGTACTGTATATAGGAAAGGAAGGGCTTCACATAGTGACCAGTTAAGAGATGCTAAAAAAGTACAGTACTATGCTAACGCTGAAGTTATAAGACTAGAAAAAGGAAGAAATAGATGAGAGTTGTTAAAAAACTATGCCCTAACTGTGGCACAACAGATCCACAATTGTTTAGTGATAAAGCAAAGAAGAATACAAAGTGTATTACTTGTAACCGAGGCAACACTGATAATGAAATTTACAAAGAAGCAAAAAGAAAAGGAGATCTACTAACTAAGTTACTTAAGCCTTCTAACTTTAAAGGAGTTGTCCGTGGATAAGAAAAGAATAAGACAAAACTTTGTCTACAGAGGTAGCGTAGATCGAGTTTACGATGGGGATACTATCTGGGTTACCTTAGATTTAGGTTTTGATATGTTGTTTCGATGTTCTATTAGGCTTAAAGGAATTGATACACCTGAATCTAAAATTAATATAAAAAAGCACCCAGAAAGAAAGAAAGAAAAAGCATTAGCTAAGATTGCTAAGAAAAGAATGAAAGAACTTTGTGGTAAAGAAGTATGGGTAGAAAGCAAAAAGCTTTTAAAAGGTAGTACTAAAGACAATGTAAAAGAAAGTACTGCTAAAGAGAAGTATGGCAGGGTGTTAGGAAACATCTATCAAATGGATGGTACTAACATTGCTGATGTACTTATCAGAGAAGGGTACGCTATTAAGTACAGTGGTAAAAAGAAAACTCATGTTTGGAAATAATTAAGGAGAACTAAATGTCTATTTTAACTTGGTTTAAAGAATTCTTTGTTACAACAGCTATGCAAGAATCAAAAGAAAAGATCACAGACAAAGCAGAAGATGTCCTAGATGATATTAAAAGTACTGTTACTGAAGGTATCGAAGAAGTAAAAGATATAGCTGAAGAAACAACAACAGAGATTAAACAAAGAGCAAGAGATAAGTTAGGTAGGTTCTTAGCTGATGATCCTGCTACTAAAAGTAATGAAGCTTATAAGGGGTAGAAGCTAATATAGGGCTATATACTTTAGTATCTTGTATTAAAACATGCTCTCCTCTTGAGACACAGGTGGCTTCTACAGCAAAGTTCTGTTCTATATGTTGTTTAAGTTGAGAGCATTCTGCTATTTGTGTTGCGCCTTCAAACTCACTAAAGGCGTACCAAGCTGCTACAGATACCAGATATAAGACAGTCACCACCTAATCAGAATCATCATCGTTAGACCAAAGCCTCATACCTAATCTTAAACGATCAGCATCATCTTTTTCTAATTGTTCAACTGTCTTTCCACAATCCCTGTGAGAATTATCACGCTTGATTGTAAATGCCCCATCAACAAAAGGTATTCCTGATGGTATGGAAAAGCTTAAGGTACGAGTTGAGCATTCAGAAACTGAAGCACAAGAGGTAAGAAATAAAATAGGGATTAAAAGTAAGTATTTCATAAAGACTCCTTTAAACTGTTTCATGTGAAACTTCTTTGTAATGCGGCCTTTGACGCACCTGACCGCGAGGCTGTGAGGGACATGAATGAAACCTGCGTCAGTTAAATTTCAACACATATCACTTAAATAAGAAAGTCCCTTCTCGTACCATCTTTGGAATGCAGTATGCAGATATGTTCTCCTGCCACTTATATGGGCGTTGATTTGGCCCTAACTCCCCACGCTCTATTGCATTTGAAAACTTATTACATTCGTAGACATTCTCAAACAGCATATCGGGAGTACTAACAGTAGCTCCATCTACTATCACTACGAGCAGAAACGCCATTAACATCAGCCGCTCTGTCGGTAAGCCCAAATCGCTGCAAACAAAAATGTCATGAAGAACACCCACGTAAACAGGATTGTTCCTGCTAACTCCATCGTCTTTTTAAATTTAGCCTTCCTTATCTTTATAAGTCTAAGTTCTTTTTCGTGCGCTAATCGACTCTCTTCCATGCGCATCTTGATGCTTGTGTATAGATCAAATTGCCCCTGCATCATGCAAACGTCTTTCAATTGTTGATCAAAGTTAGCAAGTTGCCGTTTCGCGCTCTCCATTTTTAGCGCGTCTTTGTACGACATTGCACCAGCTTTAGCTTTCTCTACCTCGTTATATTGCTCAGAAGCATCAGCCCACTTCCCACATATACTATCAAGGTTTCCCTTACCTTCCTTAAGCGTAGCAATACCAGAGTTAAGTGCCGATATTGCAGACAGTACAGCAGCTACTTCCCCTATCATTTTAGAAGTATTTGGCTAAAAAGACAGACGCTAGGATGAATGGATAGACTCCCCAGATTGACATTTCCATTCTGTCCATCCGCTGAGAGCCACGTTCTAGCCGCTCCTCAATGGCTTTAACTCGCAGAGCAGATTCTTTTTCATATGATTCAAGCTTAGTAATATAATCAGCCATAAGTACTACCTAATTCTAAATATTTAAAGTGCTTCCAGCTTTTGACACAGACGTTCAGCTCTATTACCTACTTGTTTATGCCAGCGACTATCTCTTGCTTCAGCCCCTGCTTCAACCCAATCATGAGCCTCTAATGCTGCTAAGTGTTTAGTAAACTTACTGTATCGAGGTCTTCCTAAATTAAACATCATGTTGACACAGACTTCCTGTACTTCATCAGGAAATTTAGACCATGTAGGTGCAGTAAATAAAACCTCACACTCACTAATAGCTATTGCTAAATCATCTTGAAAAACTTCCCATATTCTTTCTTCAGAAACTTCAGTTCCTACAGGCATACCATATTCAATGTCTGATTCTAGTATCTTATGACCTACCCCAAAAGTAGGTACATTCTCAGAACATAAATAACATTCATGTTTAATGCCTTCATCAATCTTTAGTTGTTCAAATACATTGTCTTTTGATTTTGGGTTCATACCAAGCCTCCTACTGCAAGTCCTTTATATGCCATATCTAGTACAACATTTTTAGCTAGTACTAATGGCCCAATTTGAATAACTTCATCAGCTTCTCTTACAGGAGTATTTATCATGTCTCCTTCTCTAATATAAAAATTAGTTTGTCTTCTAGGATCAAACCCTATTTGAGTCCATTCAGGATTTTTTAGCAGTTCATTAGCTTTTTTTCTAATAGCTATAGGATCTAAATCTTTTATAAACCCCTTAATAAAAGCAATAGTAGTTTTATTCTTTTCTCCAGTAAGTATTTTTTCTGCTGGGTTTTCACTAACTGTAAATGTAACAGGCTTACCTTCTTCACCTATATAGTGCATAGCTTTTGCATAGTGAGTTCCCTTAACCCCTTTAGTTGTCCCTGCAACAATCCATGTATCATAAATATTATAAGCATTAATATCTAAACGCCCTTTAAAAAAATCACCTATAGATAAAGGAGACTGAGTAACATTAAATTTATCTGTTATTTTTGAATCTAAAACAAAAAATCCTTTTTCCATTTGATCAGAATGTAAAGAAAAAACTAATGCTTTGTCACTAGGCTCTACAGTTAACCTAGTAAAAGGTGTTACAGGCTTATATAAATCAATGTTTTCTAAATGCTCTCCTCTAGTAATTAAGTCAGCTTTAAAAGCTTGAGCAGATTTTTCTAGTTCTGGAGTTCTTACAACAGGTTCTACTTCTCTTGTGTCTTTAACAAGTTGTTTAACTGCTGCTTTCCACTCATCAGGTGTTTCTGTTTTATCTATAGCAGCTTTTTCTTTTATGTATTGATCAGTAGACATTTTTTTGTTTATATTTTTTACAGGGGCTTGTTGTAAACTCTTAGCTACATCATCAACACTTCCATCAGGTGTTTGACTTGCTAGTTGTTTAGCTGCCTTATCTACTCCTGTAGAATCCATCAGATATTTAAAAGCTTTTGTTACTTGTCTAGAGCCTACTTCTAAAACTTCTTCAGCTTTAGAACTTAGCTCTGCTCCACCTTCTACTGCAGTTTTAATTACTTTACTCCCTGCTGCAAAACCTAATCGCTGCATAGGATCAGTAGCCTTACCCCCACCTACAAGACCTAATCGTTTTAAAGGATCTTCTTCATCTCTAAATGGAATACCTGCTTGAAGGTTGTATGGTAGTCCTGTCATCTTATCTATTCTTTCATCAGGTTCAGGTGAAGCATTAGGTACTTCTACCTCACCACCTTTGTCCTTGCTTAGACGCTCACTAAACCTATCTATTAAGTTTTGTTCTACTAAGGTTTCAAATTTTTCTCTATTTCCTTTTGCTCTATCATAAAACTTGAAGCCTAGTAGATTGTTTTTAGAGTCACCTAATGCTCCATGTGGCCCTCTATCACCCGCCACAAACTGAGCAAGTTCTTTTAACTGTGCTAGGTTTCTAAGAGACTGACTATCTTTTGCTAAAACGGCTGTGCGTAAATGGTTAGCAGCATTAAAAATATCTCCACCTGACAAATTACCTGACTTGTCAGGCTTTGCTCTTTCTCTTTCGTGGAAAAATCCTTTATCAACTAATTTATTAACTAAATCTGCTGTGTCTTGTGTATATTCTTTTAATACTTCTGAAGTTATTCCAAACTGTTTAGCTGCTTGCTCTTCACCAAAACGAGAAACACGACTATATAGGTTTAAGCCACCTTCAGACTTATTTACACGCGCTGGATCTAATACTATTTGATCAGCAGGATCTTCTTCTTGTTTATTAAGATCTGTTTCTCCATAAGGTAAAGTTATATCTGTTTTAAACTTTTTAAACCAAGGACGAAACTCAGTAGCTGTATTAGGTACTTTTCCCTCTGCTCTTAACAATTTTGTTTGATTCCAAACAGTTTCAGAACTTACATCTATTTGAGGTGCTGTCCCTCTAGAAATAAGTAAAATATTTGAATCTTTTGAAGTGTATTTGCGTAATGTAGACTTAGCTAACTTTCGACTTTCAGAAGTTTCACTGTAGAAAGTGTCAACTGCTCTTAATTTTAGGTAAAGTTTAGAAGCTTCTTCAACTAATGCAGTATTAGCCTCTACATATTTTTCAACAAGGTCTTCATAACTATTAGACTGACTTGCTTTAGGAATTTGGCGTAAGCTATTAGCACTATAAATATAGTTAGTAACTTTTCCTTTCAAGTCAACAAGAAGCTGAACTGGTTCTCTAGGTAATGTAGTAATTCTTCTAAAAGTAAAATCTTCTTTATCTTTAGGTTCAGCATAATAACCACCTGCTTCTTCATCAATTAAAATATCTTTTATTTGACCTATTTCAGTAATAACATTAGGCCCAATATCAACGAAGAAATTAGTTAAGGCAGCAGGAAGCCTGTCTAAAGGTTCATTACCTCCTGTATCTTTGTCAAAACCCCCACCATTTATTCTGTCTCCAGTTTGCAAAGTTGATATCAAATTAGCGATTGCTTGGTTAGCAACAGTTTCAGATATAAAAGGTCTTATTGCAGTTTTTGCAAACCTTACAGTGGCATCTCCTATTATTTCATTGTATTCTTCTTTAGTTATTAATCCCTCGTTATAACTTCTTGTTGCTTCAGTAAAAGGCTGTCTAAGCATTGTCCAAGGATCAGTGTGAGTAAGATTAATAGAATCTATTTGTCCCTCTTCATCAGCCACAAACATATAAGTTTGTTCGCCATATTCTGATTTATAAAAATCTTTGAAAGCTTGAAGCTGTGCTTCTGTAAATCCTACTGCTTTAGCAGACATGTTTTCTGCTAGGTAACTAGATGTTCCTGCTATACCAGTAAAAGAAGCTAAACGTAAAGCTCCTCTTTTAGCAATAACAGCATTACCAGATGACATTTCTTTTGTAGCTTGCTTAAGTGTCCAAGCTCCTGTTCTAACTAACTCAGAAGAGAAACCTAAAAAAGAACCAACAACAGGAACATTTCTTAATCCTTTAACTCCGGGTGTAATTCTGTTGTAGTTAGGTAAACCATTCTTAACAAGTTCTGCTGCTTCTAAATCTAAAGCTTCCTCGCTTAAATCAGGATATGCTTTCTTAAGAGTTGCCCTTTCTTTTGACCATAAAGAAGCTTTAAAAAAATCATCAGTACCTTGATAAACTTTAGTAAGTACATTGTCTAAATCACTTAAATTAAACTTACCAACACCTAGTTTTTCTGCATTGTTTCTAACAAACCTATAGAATTGTTCTGCTCCTACATCAGCAGTTTCATTTAAATCCATTATTCTTCTATATTCTGCAAGAATTTCTTTATACTCTCCTAGTCTAGGACTAGATCCAGTAACACCTAGCTCTGTTAATTTAAGTCTAAGGGCTAAACTTTCTTCATCTGTTTTTCCTGCAACAGCTTTAAAAGCTTTAAACGCTTCTGGAGTAAAAGGATTGTGACCTTGCGCTAGAGTCATAAAACTAGCACCTATCCCATTCCTCATATGCGTTGTTACACTCCAAACAGTTTTCCCTTTTTGGGTTAAACCTTTAAAAGAAGCAAGGTTAATTGCTGTTTGATTAGCACCTAACATTGTTAACATGCTGCCAGTTTTAGCTGCGTGTTTAGTAAATAGTGACCCAAATACAGGAGTTAAAGCAGCTTGTTTATTTTGTAATACAATTCCCATTTCAGGAGTAGTGTACAACCCATCTAATCTAGAATTAGTGCCTGTTATTTCGTAGCTATACTTGTTTTGATCCCGTAAAATTGTTAAATCTTTTTTATCAAAAACAAAAGGAACAGAAGATCTAGTTCCCATATCATAAAAGTCATCAAAGTATTTAGTTTGAGCAAGTAGTTCACCTAGTTTACTCATAGTAACTAAATAATTTTCTGATGGATCTAGTACTTGACCAAAAAGTTTTCTTAGTTGAGGATCTCTTAAATCTTTTTTTTCTAAAATCCCAGTATTTATTGCATTTGTTACATCAAAATTACCACTTGCTCCTCTTGGAGTAATTTGAGCAGCCTCAATTTTTTCATTAACAGTATCAGTAGCTTTATAAATAGCCTCTTCCATACTAAGAGATTCATCTTTTTCTATATATCGCGCAGCAAAGACATCAATAGTATCTTCTTTTAACTTGTCATCTACCTTCCAACCTTTATTGTGTATTCGGTAAGATGTATTTAAGTAAGTACCTACATTAGCTCTTACTGTATCTAGAAGTTCTATAAGTTCGGGAGTGTTAGGCTTTAACCCCATAGAAGTAGCAAGCTCATAAGATAGATCATCTACGTTTGATCTCATTTCAACAACAATATCTAACAAATCATCATTTAAAACATCGAACTTTGAATTTTTTCTTAGTAATTTTTTAACATCTGAAGTATCAATAGTTCCTGTAGGAGGAATCATGTCAAACCCTACAGTTAATGCTGATTGAATAGCTTCTCTAACTTTAGAGTCATCAGCTTTACCTGCTGCTTCATCAATCAAACTGTCTAACCTTGTAGTTAAGTTAGATGCTCTTTGAATATTAGCTTGTATACTTTGTTTAGCTACTTCTTGTGCATTTCTTAAAGGTTTAGGAGCTAAACCAGAAGAAAGAAAAGTAGTTCTAAACAATCTTTCAGTAGCAGCCAATATATTTTTAAACCCATTACCTATGCCTGTATCGCTTGTACCTGCTTGTCTTTGAACTTGTCTTCCTGCACTTCTTAATGCTTCAAAAACAACTTCTGCTTTTTCATTATCACTTAATAACTCATAAGGTTTTTTAAGATTTTGTAACAAAGGCTCAAGATGAGGCATTAAATTTTGATTAACACCTTTAACAACTTTAGTACTAGTTCCTACTACTCCTTTAACAGCAGGAATAGCAGCAATTAAAATAATTTCTTCTATAGCTTGAACAGCACGATCATGGCTTTCATCAGATAAATCTTCTGTAGTTATAGCATGAACAAGACTGTCCATAGCTTTACCATCAATAAAACCTAAATCTTTTAAAGTGTTTGTTAGTGTTTCTTCAGGAGGAGACAAAGCAGCATATGTAGCTGATCCTACAATTAAACCTGTAACAACACCAGCAGGGCCGGGAATTGCTGAAGAAACAGCTACTCCAGCAGCTACAGGCCCAGCAGTTGAAGCTAGTGCATCTGTTAATGCAGTTCTAGATGACACTAACCGCCCTGTATTTATGTCAAATAAAGGCTCTTGTAAATTAGTAACTAATCCAATGCTTTCTGTTAAATGTTTATAAGTTTCTGCTGATTCATTCTTAATACTTTCATCTAACTTTTTTTGTTCTGGTTCAGGCAAAGAGTTCCTGTGTTTTAAATAATTAATAGTTCTTTTTAAATTTTCAACTTGATTAACTGAAGAAGCTATTGCATCTTTTTGTTCATCTTCACTTAATCCCAAAACACCTTGGAGAAGTAGTTGTCTTCCAGCAGGTTCAGAGGCAAGAGAAATTACAGGAGATACATTACTAGAAATAAATTTATCAGTAGCTTTTTTTAAAACAGATCTATCATCTACTTCAGAATCTTTAATAGGTTCTAAAACAGGAGATGAAGAAGTTTCAATATTCCTTGAAGTAACAGGTCTTCTTAATGGAGTAGGTTTTTCTGCTACATCATCTTCAGGAGATATTCCTAGTAAAGAACTACTTACTTTTTCCTTATCAGGCACAACCCTAACACCCATACCTCCTTGTAACTCAGGTTTTGCTAATAAGGAAGACTGCTCTTCATCTTCTATAATGGGTTCTAGTATAGCCATTTATGTATTTCTCAATTTAGTTATTTAGCTTCAGCATCGAGGATAGCCTTTTGGGCAATTCTTAATTTATACCTAGCCTCACTCATATTGTTGTTTATAACGGCCCACTGTTCTTGCCATAATTTATATTCTTGTCCTAGTGGAGTACTAAGATCAGTTATAGCTTTAAGAGAGGTTTTATATCTTCCTGCCGCAACTGCTTTATCAGCGGCATCCCACATTGGGTTAACTGTTTCCATATGTGAAGCAAATAAATCTAAATTCCCTAACTTTAATTGCATCTCAGTATCTAATTTTTCACTAGTAAACTGACCAGCATCTGTAGCAAACAAAGCAACTAATGGTTTAAAACCTGCTAATATTTCTTCTACATCCATTGATGTTCCATCTGCGCGAGTCCAATTACTGTGTGCTTGTGTTATTAGCTGTCTTGCTTTTTCTATTCCTCCAGCACTTTCTATAAAAGCAGCTTCACCACCCGGAGACAGTTGTTTATACAAAGAAGTCCAACTGTTACTTTCGCGTAGTCCTTTAAGAGTAGCTTCTTGAAGTTTTTTCTTACTGTCTAATATTTTGATGTCTACAATTTCAGTTTCAGTTTGTACTGCTCCAGTCTTTGTATCTATTATTCCAAAAGGGGGTGTAATTACTCTACGTTCTGTTGTTTTTAGTAGGTTGTTATCTTCATCAACTTCAGTAGTTTTACTATAAACTTCTTGATTACGTTTTTTGTAGTTTTCTTTAATTTTACTTTCAGTTAAAATTGTATTTAACTCTTCTAAATCAACAATATTTTCTTTAGCGTAAGTATCATTCAGATCTTGTAAACGATTTAAACTTGCCAGCACAGGATTCTGTGTGTGTAGTTTTAAAGCTTCTGCTTCAATAGACTCAGGAGATTTTCCTCTTATCCAGTTGTAAAAACTTCCAGCCATTCCCCCCGGAAACTTTTTCTTAGCAGCAGTTTCATATTTTGTTAACTGCGTTGGGTCACTTATTTCACCAGCTCTGTAAGCATTAAAACGTGCTGCCCATGCATCAAAACCAGCAGTGTCTCCAGCGGCATATCTTTCTCTAGATAAAGCTCCTAATATGCCTTCTTTAAAAACTGAATCTTTATTAGCTAAATCATTGCTGTGTCTTTGTTTTAAAACCTCATCCATATTTTCAGCTAAATAAGTTGGGGCTATTTTTTGATGATAGTACTCCTGCATAGATAAACCTGAATCTTTAATTTTAGTATCTTCTGATTCTAAATTTTCAAAATTCTTTATAGCTGCTTTTTTATTTTTTTCATATGCATACATATCTTCTGTATTAAGCTTCCAAGTTTCAAACTTGTTTCCAAACTTATTTTCTATGGCTCCACTAATACCTTGACTAACTTGTTGAGCAAGTGGATTAAGTACTACCCCTAACAAAGAAGCTTTTAGCTGATCTCTTTGAAGATCTCTACGATATTTTCTTTCTTCACGCCTATCCTTTTTATATTGATCAGTTGTTACTTGACCTAATAAAGAATAAATTCCACCTGAATCTGCCATTTTATGTTTCTCCTACTGTATCGACAGGACTAGAAGGAGGAGCCAGTAAAGAAGTTCTTTCAGGCAATTCTGTTTCTTCTAGTTGTTCTGTTAGTTCTTCAGGCATATTCTCAGCCATAGCTTGTTCTCTTTCTTGTTCAGCTATATCTTCTTCATCGTCTTCTTGAATAACAAAATCTATCCCTTGTCTTTCTGCTAAAGCAGCCATCATGTATACAACTTGCTCTGTTAATATCATTACAAGATCAGGATTAATAACACCATCTCTAAAAGCTTGATACATAAGTACTTGAGCTAAATCCATAAGAGGTGTTCCTTCCTCTATTGAATCTAAAAGTGAGTTATATACTTTAGGCTCTGTAAGTTTCTCTAAGAAAAACCTAGATGCTACTTGAGGATCTGTAATAGCAGGAGGTTGATCCCATTTATTTTGATCTTCAGGACTTCTTGTAAGAGACTCACCGGGAATAGGTCTTTTAAAAGAAGTACCTATTTTATAAAAGTCATCTTGTGCTATTTCTGACATTGTTAAATCCTACGTGGTCTGATAAGGCTGTGAAAAGGTTCCAAACTGTGGAAGACCAATAGTTTGCAAAGGTTGGAAAGGTTGGAAACCTCCGTAAATCCCTTGAGATTGATTTGCATCTTGGTTCATTAAACCAGATAGCAAAGAGCTGTATTCTTGTGCGCCAGACATTGAAGAAGTAACAAGACTAGGATCAAGACCACCAAAAGCATATTGAGATTCTTGAAGTTGAGTATTATATCTTCCTAAATTTGGCTGATAAAACTGTCCTAGTGAAAATTTTGGGCCTACATCCCCAACTTGCTGCCCTCCACCCATAATTTTATTAGTGAGTAAGCTTGTTGCTGTACCTGTTCCAACTTGGCTCAACATTTGTCCGGGCTTAGGCATCTCAAGTGATAGCCCTTCTTTCATTTTCTGACCCATAGTTTGAGTTGAAGTATCTATATCATAAATTTTACCAAAAGGATTTCTTAGTTCTTTTTCAGTACCAAGAGCTGAGTTATAGTCTGTCCACTTTTTCATTGAATTTTCTGGAGCATAAACTACTTTAGTAAAATAATTAGGATTAGTGTGTACGGCTCTCAACTTATCTAAAGAAGACAAGTTTTTAAAATCTTCACCTTCTAAGACTCTGTCAAAGTTTGAAAGTCCTTCAGCCCCTACTTCAGTACTTAAATCTGACCTAAAATCACCTAGTAAATTATCTGCAGCCATAGTCTGTTTAGCAGCTATACCGGGAGCATCGAGAAGTTCATTAAATGAAGGCATAGCACTTACCTGAGCAGGAGCAGGAACAAGCCCAGCATCTATCATTTCCTGATTGGGAATAGGACTCTGCATAGGCTTAAGGGACATATTTTGTACTTTGTTAACATCTCTAATATCTACCTTAACACCACCAACTTTTGTAATATTTAACTTATCATCAATTAGTGTTGCTCTTGTTGCAGGGCTTTTAAGCGCACCCCCAATAACCTCTTTGAACTCAGCAAAATTATTAGTGACTTCCCTACCTACCTGACCAAATACACTGTCTGTGCCTTTACCAAAAAACTTAGTAGGCCCACCAACTTTAAATCCCATCGTGTTACCTAAGTACTTTGTAGTGTTTTTTACAAAACTTGTAGCTGCACTAGTAACAGTTTTAAATCCTTTTTGGATACCTACAACTACTCTTCTTGCAGTATCAATTATTGTAGAAGCACCTCTAACTAAAGCACTGCTGTGTTTTAAACCTGCACTCAATAGCCTCATTGCGCCCTGCCCAAGCCCTTTAAACATGGTACTTATCAGTGGGCCTAGTCCCGGTATAAAAGACAAAGCTATTTGCCCAAAGACACCAAGTTTTCCAAACCACTTGCCTACTTTTTTAAACGCTTTTTTAATAAATTTGCCTAACTTTTTAAAAGGTTTAAATAGTTTTTTAAAAAATCCCATTTGTTATTCCTCTGATTTTTTCAAGTCTTCAGTAAGTTCAAAGGCAGCAGAACCTCTAATGTCATCTAAGGTGTCTCCAAAATCATCCATTAAAGCTAACAACCTTGCTCGTTGAGAATTATATTTATCTTCTGTCATAAAAGCTTCGTTAGCTAAAATAGCATTAATAGCACTTACCTTTCTTTCCTTGTCACTTTGGTATTCTTGAAAGTCAAAGTTAGCTTGATCTCTTAGTGACTGCCAAGCTTGAGAAAGTGCTGTCTTATCCATATCAAACTGAAAAGATGCTTGTTGCTGATTAGATGCATTTGTAGCTGCTGTATCTGCAAGATTAGCTTTCCTTCTCCATTCTACATTAGACTGTTCAACTGCTTGAGCATTAGAAACATTGAACTGCTCAACTTGAACATCTTGCTGACTATTGAACTGTCTTATTTGAGTGTTTATTTGAGAAAGAAATTGCTCTGCTTGTAGCTCATTACCTGCATTAATAGCTGCTACTCTATTAGTCTCAGCAGAATTAAACTGTTCAAGGGAATTTACTTGTTGTGAATTAAACTGAGCAAGCTGTCCTGCTAAACTTGTAACATACTGTTGAGTTTGTAAATCACTTGTAGCATTAAACTGCCTAGCAGCATTTTGCTGGGCTACATCACTTAACATTCTTTGCTGTTTTTGTTGAGAGTCCAGCATGTAAGCTTGCTGCTCATTATTTAAATTAGCCATGTCCATAGACAAGAAGTTTCTAGCATTTTCAATACTTACTTTAGTTAGCGAATCTGCTGCTTGCAGATCCATAGAAGCTAAAGTAGTTGCATCCTGCAAAATAGTTTGTTGTCTATTATTTAGATCTTGTAGTGTAGCTGTCTGTATAAACTTACTATTAGCTAACTCTATCTGTTGAGTAGCATTAAACTTAGTCAGATCAATATTAGCCACAGTAGAGGCATTCTGCATTGCAGATTGTTGATCAACATTTAATTGAGCCAATCCCATCTGTTGAGCAAGACTTGCATTTACTTTATTAACTTCTAAACGCTTATTAAGATTAGCTAATTCTGTCTGCTGTGCATTAGTTAAACTCTCAGACGCTGCTTGATTCTTAGCTGTTAGAAATGAAAGTCTCATTTGTTGATCATTAGATAGATTAGCTAACTCCATCTGTTGAACAAACTCTTGATTCTTTTGCATGAAGTTTGCAGATACTTGCATCTCAGCCATTCTTTCTTGATTGACTGCGCTTTGATCAGCACCCATTCTTTCTGCTTCAACTTGTAAGTTAGCAAGTTCTATCTGCTGATCATTTCCAAGATTAGCCATTTCTGCTTGCTGTTCATTCTGCAGACTAGCCAGCCTTACTTGTTGCCTCTGCTCTGACTCAGTTACCTGTGCTTGCTGAGTAAACTGCTCTTGAGTCAGGTTAATCTGTTGAGCAAGGGTAGCTGATTGAGATTCAGCAGATTGTCTATTAGCAACATTAGTTAACCTTAACTGCATCTCCTGAGAAGCTTGCTGTAAGTTAGCTTGTTGTTGATTAGATAAGTTTTGATTAGCCCTTTGTTGTAGGGCTGCTGCATTACTTTGAGCTATTGGAATAGAGGTCTGAATAATTGCATTAAACAAAGCATCCCTACCTACTGTAGAAACACTTAAACCTCTAGCATTTAATCTAGACTCTACTAATTGTACTGCAGGTCTAGCCCAAGTAGGTGTAGTTCCTTCATCAATACCAGCTAATAAACTTTCTAACTGAGCAGATACAAGAGCTTCTTGAGGCATTGCAGCTATTGCAGCTTGTACTTGAACTTCTGCTGTATCAACTTGAGCTGTTACAGAAGCAGGATTATCTAAAATAGCTTCTGCAATATTTTCAGGTATTTCACCTATTTCTTGAAGCAGTGATCTTGCAGCACCTTTAGCTGCTTCACCCTTAACTTCTCTTCTTTCAGCAGCTTCATAACCTACAGAACCTACAATAATAGCCTCAGTACCTGTAGCAGCAACCTCATCTAGTATTGCATTTCGTTGTTGTCTTTCTGCGTCAGGAGTAGCTGCTAATTGAATAGTTTCCCCTGTAACAGGATCTACTTGAGATCTAAGATCTTCAGAAAATTCTGTTTTGGGGGCTAGTCCTTCTTCTTCATCTAATCTATTTCTTTCGGCTGCATCAGTCTTAGTTCTTATTGCTGCGGAAGCTTCAGCTAAACGCCCAACCTCTCCTTCAGCAAAGTCAGTATCTTCAAAACCTAAAACATAATTCCTACCTTTACCTACTGCTGCATGATAAGCAATAAAATCAGGATACGCGCCATTATCTACTGCTTTTTTAGCCCAAGGATATCTAGCGTAATAGGCAGCTTCAGCAGATGTAAATACTTTAAGAGTAGGTGCATCTACACCAAATTTAGCTGCCTCTTTTTTAATATCATCAGCAGAAGTTAGTTGTCTTTCAGTGTCTTCTACTGTATCAGCAAGAATATCACTAACACCTACAGCAGTATCAGTTAACTCTTCTACACT